CCCGTACCTCGGGCGCGGGTAAATCTCCAAGTACCCTGTCGCCTAGTCTTTGCATCCTTCTTTTGACCTGTCTGGCATACGGATTAACTTCTCTCTTTTCTACCGGTAGATTAGGATCTATGTACAGCATATTTAGTACTGCTTTTTTACGTCCTTCAGGATCTCCCGAAGCAGCCTGCTGTAAACCTTCTTGTACCCCGCTAAATTTCCTTAACCCTGCTCTCCCTAGATTAAAAGCCATGTTGACAACGGCCGCTCGTGTTTGGTCATCTAAGTTATCCCACGCTTCGTCTCCTACGAAGTTTCTCGCGTTCCCCACATGGGTAGGCAGCTCGTAGCGCAGAAGTTTCGCAGCGTCTTCTTCACTTAGTCTTGCCCCTTTTTCAGTGAAATCAGACACCGACACAGATCCACCTAGCGCAGCCTTTAGTATTTCTTCTGCTCCAGGCCTATCCAAATTAAAACCATGCCCTATGGTCCTGATTTGTTTTGTATCCCTGTACATATAAGGCTCAGAACCCTCGTCCTCTATTAACCGCTTTAATTCAAAATCAGCAAAATTTTTGTCTTCTTCTAGCCGATTCCGTTCGTTATTTGCCATGTTTCACCTAAACCGCTGCAGCCACTAGAAGCCATCTAGCGTCTGTTACAGAGTATATAAAAATAGTTGTCCCTCTACCCGTCGTAGCCACATCAGATCCTGTATTCGTGTAGATGCGGTTAGCAGCCGTTGAACTCGCTGAATCGTTCGTAATCGTCATCGCCTGGGCAGTAGAATTATACAGTATAAGGAGCGTTCCATCGGGGTTGTTCGTCGCACTCCCGAGGGCTGGTTTTGTAATACCCGTGATATTAAAGGCCCCCGAAGGCCCTGTGATTCGTACAAAAGACTTACTCGGGATGCCTATATTGTTATTGGCCCCGTTCGATAGGGTCAAAGCTCCTACAGGTAGCTGCAAAACACTCGGGGCTACAGCATCTAGCGTCATGGGGGCGCGGGAGTCAATAATCCCAAAAAAGTACTGCAGGTTGTTAATCAGCGATGACATATAAGACTGTTCATACACCTCAGGAGGCACAGGAAGAGACGGGGATTTAAACTGCTGGAAACCCACTAGCCTCTCCTCCCATCAGGTCTTACTTCAGCCCGAGGAACACCTAGCTCCCACGCAACATTTTTAGCACTAGACTCCACTTTGAAGGCCATTGAACGGCCCCTAGCTCGCATATACGCTTGTTGAGTAAATTGATCTATGGTGCTAGAGCTAACCGCTGTTACGGCGTCCGTTAAAGTTTCTCCCGATTCATTGGTTGTATAGGTAGCTGCGCCAGGAGTCTTTTTAGCAATCACACTAAAATCTACTGTAGGAGTGACAACTACACCTCCCGTAGACCCTTGGGTATCTGAGGTCGCATTAGAATGTGTAAAGTCAACGTCAGGAATAATCTTCTGCAACAATACGAACCGTTCTCCAGCTTCCATAGATATTTGAGCCGATGTAATAAACGCGCTCATAGCATTGTGGTCCGTTGTAGAGTTTGCTGCGTTGTTCCCTACCTCATGGTCGTAGATATACCCATCATCTGAAGCTGCTTGAACCGTAGGTCTAACTCCCGCATCAGACCAAGCGGTGCGATCAAAATTGTCGTCGCAGTCCCCGTAAAACCACACGTTTTCTACGTAGTTGTACACGACATATCGGTTGATCGTCGTACTTCCTAAAGCACAGTAGAACCACCATATTTCGTGAAACTCCGAATTAAGCCCTGCAAAGTACTGATCTGTTTGATCCGTATTGTAATTTTTGAAGACCTCTTCTGATACAGTACAATCCAGGGTCTTAATTTGGCCCCCGGTATAGGCATAGAATTTATTAAGCCCCATCCAGTAAGTAATGTTATCCGCAGTAATAACCGCATTAGGAGCTATAAGGGTTGTATTCGCACTAATTTCATCCAGACGAAATACATCAAAACCCCCTACAAATTTAAGAGAGTTTAAAGAGGACTCCGTAAATACAAGCGTCTCTCGGCTCGTGGGCACCCCTTTAAGTATCTGGGAGCCGTTCTGAACAGTGAGAGAACCCGCTGTAGTTGTGTCGCTTGGACTGAAATTAAAGGGATTCGTAATATCAGACCACCTAATCAATAGCGGGTCACGATCCGCACCGCCGGAAGCTGGATAGGGAGTGCAGCCAAGAGCCAATATAATGTTGCTTTGGTTGTCTTGAGCAATAAGCACCTGGGTTACTTCTGTAGGAACTTCTGTACCTGATGACGGAGAAGCACTCAACAGAACGGCGCGTGTGGAAGGAGAAGTCTGGAAGACCCATCGGTATATGCTGCCATACCGGTAGTTAAACAAAAGATCATCTTGGTATCGCGTGAAATAAATAAGACGCGCAGGATCAAAGACAGGTGTAGATCTAGGAGTACCCCATGTGCCAGACCCATAAGTGCTTACACCCCAACCGTATCCTTCAGTGTTTACATCATTTCCTATATTGGTCTGGTAGGCTGCAACCGTAGAGCCACCCCCATCACTAGAGTCGGAGCTGTTCGCTGTCGCAGTAGCAGTAAATTTAAAGGCATTAGCGCTAGTAATAGAGTCAATTACATACTCTTGGTTTAACACCGCAGCCGTAATGTTACCGCCTAGTGAAGCAGCGGATGAGAAAGTGACGTAATCCCCAGCCGTAGCTCCGTGGCCTGTCTCAGCTACAGAGATCTCAGCCGACCCATTCACAGCGGTGAAGCGGGGATCGCCTCCGCTAGTGGTCAACCGAATAGGAGTGATGTCTACAAGAGAACCCCCACGATCTAAGTACACTTTCTTACTTGTGCCTAAAGCTGCGAAGTTAGTCCCGCTGATACCAGAGAAAGAAAAGAGAGAACGACATATACCTACAAAAGCATCCACAGTGTACCGCGTCCACCCACCGATCTTCTTAGGATACCCCTTTAGGAACCGCACTTTGTTACAGGCGTACCAACCGCCTTCCTGGGCGTAGTCAGTAATATCGCGGTTAATACCGGGCTTAAACTTTAGTTGCATTAGTGGCATCAGATAGCCCCATCCAAATCAGGTGAAAGTAACCCCAACGACAGAACACGAGTAGCGTCGTTTCGCCGTAACCAACCCCTGCCAAAAGTATCGAAAATAGAAAGCCCCCGATAAAAAGCCTCCCGAGCCTCGGATATCTTGTTTATCGTCGCATCAGGACTTTGAGCTTCTACAGCCAGCATAGTCTTAGGACCGAGAATACCGTCAGGGTAGGCCCCCACAGCTTTCTGCAACGCTCGACACGCCCGGTTGACCCCCGAATTAACGGACCAGTCAAACACACAAATATCCACACCTAGCGGAAGCTCATCCCCTCTGACTTCATCCCAGTACATCAACTTGTATATTTTGGCTGCGTGACCACGGGGCATCGTCTTCATTTCCTCTTCCGTAACAGAGCGCTCACAAAAGCTCTGGTATGTACGCTGTGTAATACCCATATTAGTTCTGCCGCCTGGATCTTTAGGGTGATCGACATACCCCCCTTCATGCTCCAGCACCATATTCAAACCTTGTAAGAAACTTTCTTTCACTACTTCTTAAATCCCTTAATACTTCGGAGCCCAAATGACGCTGCAATGCTGGCGTACATCGCATATTGATACCAAGCAGGAGTCTTATCTAACGCTGCAAACCCACGCTCTACATAAGGCTGTAACGGCGGTATAAAGGTCGCCACGATTACAGCAATAAACAACAACGTCCAGGCTTCATCTTTCCAACTGTTGTCAGAAGCTCTCGCCATGATGGTTTCCCAGCCCGCTTCATGTGTGGCTGCTACCCGCATAGCATCTGCTTCTGCTTTCGCCTTAACAATCTTTACTTCAGCCTTTGCTTTTGTCTTAGCAACACGGCCTTCTACAAAAGTTCCGATCAAACTCGCTATAGGTGCAATAAACGCTTGGAGCATCTAACCCCCTAACGTTTATGGGCAAACCCGAAGTAGCTAGCAATCACACCACTCAAGGCTCCTATTAACATTATCAGCACCGACTCCGCGCTTTCGTACCTAGACGGAGACATCAACACCGCAACAGTAGTCAACATAATGACCCCGAGAGATGCCCAAGCCATGTACCTGCGGTTTGCTTGGTACGTTGCTGCATCAGGCACGCTTTTTGCGGGGGTAGTTTCTGTCTTTTTTACTGGCAAAGTATCCTCCTACATCATTAGAGAAATAATAAGTCCTGCCATTCCTGTGATAACAATGATTCCAAATTTAGTGAGTAACGAGTGTAAATCCCTAAACTGCTTGTCTAAATTGTCGAGGCGCGAGAACATCGTTTTGTCGCGTTCTTCACAACGAGCTTCGTGCCTATCTAACCGACTCGTTAGATCAAAAATTCTTTCATCAATATCCATGTCTCAACATCCTATGCGACGTATGCTTTCCCAGCGGTTACAGCATTATCGTATGCAGTTTTATCGTTAGTAGAATCTTGATACCAATCCGTTGATGCTTGCCATTCAAGATGGTCTGTATTCGCAGTTACTATTCGTTTGGCTTCGGTAGAATCTATTTGATATAGGTATCTATAAGTTCCATCAACAATGGAGTTGATAAGGTCCACGCTAGCATCCATCGTATCGAAATGTACTGCAATTTGACTTTCTGTAGGCATACTTACGCTCCTCTACTATCCAGAACAACAGTCATGTTCTGACTTCCATTGCTTGAGTTCTTCCACTTGCGCGGATAGTTCTTTTACTGCGTTGACTAAATACCAAGTGAGGTTTCCACTATTGACTGATTTAACCCCAGTTGATTCTTCATTCACTACTTCGGGCAAAACCTCTTCTATTTCTTGGGCGATTACCCCAAGTTGCACACCTTCTGTTTCGATGGCTGCGCTAGTGGGTACTTCGGTTATCTCATCTTCAGTTCTGTACTCAAAGTTACGAACCCGGATGTTGTTGATAATGTCTAGCCCCTGCTCGTTGTCTTCTATGTTCTTCTTGATTCTCCTATCAGAAGTCGTGGACCAATCGGCACTATTGTTGCCCTGATATACACCGCCGTTATTGATAATAAACCCGGTGGTGTTGCCTTTACCTTGGCCGTTATAACCAATGACCGTTTCAGTTTGTGCGTCAGCCGACGAAGCAGAGGTGTATATACCTAGATGTACGTTGAAGTCCCCTGTCGTAAGTGCTGTAGAATGTGCAGCAGCGTTAAAACCAACTAAGGTATTCTCCGCTCCATCGGTCACATCGTCTCCAGCGTTCTTCCCTAAAAAGGTATTCTGCGCTCCTGTCGTTAGATCAGTACCTGCTTGATGCCCAATTAAAGTGTTCTGATGTCCTGTGTTTATTGCGTCCCCAGCATACGCCCCTACAACGGTGTTAGAGGCTGCGGTACTCATAGTGGTTAATGCGTCGTATCCTATAGCAATGTTATCCCCGCCTGTAGTGGCAGCATCCCCCGCCTGGAATCCAATATAGATATTCGCGTCTCCTGTTGTTACGGCAGTACCCGCTTCATCCCCAACACATACGTTGTAGTTGCCACCGGACTCGATGGTGTTACCCGCGTTCACTCCTGCAACAAAATTCGAGGTTCCTGCCGTAGTCGTAAAGATGTTCCCCTTAAAATCTACGCCCGTAGTCCCAGTCGGAACCTGCATGACCACAGCATCGGCGTCGTTTTTGACCGTGACATCCCCTGTAGATCCCTGCCCCGTTAGGATAAGACCTTCAGCCGAGGTGTATCCCATAGCTGCGTCATCCCCGGCAGCGGTATCTCCCGTAGCTAAAACCGTCCCACTAGAGGTAATATCCCCAGTAACTGTCAGCGCTCCAGCAGAAGAAAGCGCCATCTTCTCAGCAGCAGCTTCTGAAGCCCCTGTCTTAAAGGACAGCTTGGTAGCGTTGCTCGAAGAACTAAAGTCCCCTTCTGATACAGCAGCAATCTCGGCTGCTACAAGAATCGCATCCGTACCCGTACCTTCATCGGGAGCTTGGAATTGGATCTTTCCTATGATGTCATCCGCAGCGATGTCAGACTCAGCCGTAGACATGAGCAGAGTTGCTTCACTACCGTCTCCAGTCCCTGCGTTGTTAATACTTAGCTTAGTCCCAACATTGAGGTCGATTAGCGCATCGAACATTGCAGCGCCTGACCCGGCCCCGTCGCTATATACGGCCTTTACATCCCCGTTTCGTATAACGATTTCTGCTCCAGACCCCTGCTTAATTGACAGTTTATGCCCACCCGAAGTGGCGTTTTCTATGATCCAGAGCTTAGATACCGTGTTAGGTAGTAAGGAAACGGTACAGGTAGAATCCAGAGTCCCAGTGTATTTGACATACATAGAGCGCCCTGGGTCAGTAGCCCCATCAGCAATAGTGGTTGAGTGCGTATCCGCGTTGGTTGTTATGCCTTCTGTACCATAACTAAACGCTTCCCCAATTAGCTCAAGATTGGTATTGGTGACAACGCCCCAATTACCGGACTCGTCTCCAGTCCCCATTTCATTTAGTCGTAAGTCATTAACGTATGTACTTGCCATATTTATACCCTATGCCACCTCTTCCCAGGTGACGGTTTGTGAGTCATCTATATCAGACCACCCTGGAGTCTGGGAGTCATCCACAGAACCCCAAGTAACAGACTGCGAATCGTCCACCGCAGACCAACCGGGGGTCTGAGAATCATCAATGCTGCCCCATCCAGGTGTCTGCGAATCATCTATATTCCCCCAAACTAATACACTCTCTGTACTAGCAACGGCCTCAATCCCATCAGGGGTTATTGTAGCGTCCCCTGAAGTAGTAACGTCCCCTACCGCGCTAGTGCCAGCGACCCCCGTAGCGTCTACGGTAATCCCCAGCCGGACAGTGACAGAACCTACGGCGCTAGTTCCAGCT